GCCATGTCTGCCATCGCAGGAAGCTCGACAGCCATGTCTGCCATCGCAGGAAGCTCGACAGCCATGTCTGCCATCGCAGGAAAACCTGTTGCTATAAGTGCAATAATAAAATCTACAATGGCATGTAGTAAGATTGATTCAAAAATACAATCATACAGAAGTACACTTATAAATTCTCTTAATAATGCATCATATTTTACAAAGACTACTGAAATTAGTTCAAACAGTAATGGAAATGGTACAGCTTTAGATAGAACTTTATATACTGGAAATAAAATAATAATTCCAACTCAATTCCGAGACAAAAGTTCTGGAGCTAATACAATAACATTATATTCAAGTAGTACTAATATCCAAATTTATAATGCTACAATAACACAGACAACAGTTAGCATAACAAGTGGAGTAGCACTTCGTGGAGTTAGAGAGTTACATGGAGCATACTACCCAAGTGAAAATGAAATAACATATGATGTTTATACAGCAAAATAATTTTTATTAAAAGAAGGTGATTAATTGTTAAATGAAGATGTAGTAAAAAATATTGATAAACTAAATAATGAACAGGATAATATTAACCTAGAACTTAGTAAGAAAGCGAGCAAAGAAGATTTAGATAAAATAATTCAAGGTGGCACTAATGTAGCTATATCCAAAGATATATCAACAAATGATTGGATATTAGACGAAAGTACATATACAGCTATAGTTGAACATAATCTTGTAACTAGAAAAATACTTGTAAGTTTAATAGATAAGACTACCAATAACAATATATTTTGTTCATATCAAATTTTAGATGATAATAGGATAAAAGTTTTTAATGAATCAAACAATGAACTTGAATGTATAGTTGTAAATGGAAACTCAGCCATAAATATGGTTTCAGCAACTATTGATGATAATAGAAGCACCGAAACAACTACTTATTCTTCTATAAAAATAGATGCTTTATTAAAATCCTTAGAAAATAAAATTGATGATATAGAAAATCTCAAGGAGGTTGGCAATATAAAATGTAGCACAGATACAGGCGAATACACTATAGAAAACGGTAAGAAAGGATATTTAACAAATCTTAACATACAAGGAAAGACACTAATTGATTTATGGGGAAAAACTAGTTCAGATTTTTCTTTATGGAAAGCAACTTTTTTAGATGGAAAAATAAACATACTAACAGAAAATGATATAAGATATTCTAATTTTTTTACAACCAACTGTATTTTATATAAACCAGATACTATATATACAATAATAGTTGATGTTGATAAAAATACTTTACCTAGTACAAGTGGGATATATATTCATAGTTTGGGAGAAGAAAATTCAGTATTTATTCCTAATCTGACAAATATAGCTATATTAGGAGGAGTGATTGGTAAATTCAGATATACATTCACAACAATATCAGACTTAAGTGATTGTAATGTGGCTTTAAGGAGTGTTTTAGATAATGATACACTTGCATCTGGTTATGAAGTAAGCTTGAAAATTACCATATTAGAAGGAGATTATACAGATATTAATATAGATTACTCTAATGAACTATTAAGTGTTGGGCAACTAGATAAAATAGAACTTTTAAGTTATCAATATAATGGAATTAATATCTTTAATAAGAATTCCAATTTTAAAGATAATTATATTTTACAATATCTTAATGGAGAAGAACTTATTTCTGAAGCTAACAATCATAAATATACATTAGATTATATAGAAATAGAACCAAATACAGAGTATACTTTTTATAATTGTAGTAGAAATATTTGTTGGTATGATATAAATAAGAGTTTTATACCAGCACCATTAAATGAAAGAATAATAGGAGATAAAGATATTTTTTATGTTGCTAGAAGTCCTAAAAATGCAAAATATCTAAAAGTTACTATAATAAAAGATTTGCATGATGATGGTAATAAAACAATTATAACTAAAGGAAATAAATATGATAAAAAGGTAATTCCATACACATTAAGAAGCTTACCAAATGGAATAAGAGATGAAATAGTCTACAAAAATGGTTCATATAAACTAATACAAAGATGTGAAGAAATAGTTTTTAATGGTAATGAAAATTGGATAGAAGTTCATGGAATGTATGAGTTTAGATTAAATTTAGATATATCTGTATTAAGATTAGATATGTCTAAGTTTGTAACTAACTTGTACAAGCAATCTTATGTGGACTATATATATAATGTTCAAACTGAATCAGCATTATCTATATCAACAGAAAATGGAATAGGTGTAATAGATATAGTAGATACTTCGATATTTCCTTTTAGCATTGCCAATTTTAAAGAGAAATTAAAGAAAAATCCTTTAAAAATAATTTATGAATTAGAAACACCAAGAGAAATTGAGTTAAGTTACTTGAATTTAGAACAATATGATACTCAAACTAAATTTATCTGTGACTCTGGGGTTATAACTCCAAGTATCAACTTTGAAAGTACACAAAATTTAGGTAGTCATATAGAAGCTATCAGAGATAATATAAAAAACTCTAATATCAGAACTGATTTTCCATTTTCAATAAACTTTCTTAATGGATGGAAGCCATATCTAGGATATACTAGTTCTGTTGTAAACTATTGCACAAACAATAACTTTGTAACAATTAATGCAACAATTAATGGAGGTGTTACAGCAGCAGGTACTATTATTGGAAAGATACCTTTAAAATATGCACCTCATAAAGGCATAATAGTAATATTTCAAACAACAGATGGAAAGTATTATAACGGAATCATTCGTACAAATGGAGAAATTGAGATATATTATAATGATATAACTTATAGAAGTTGGTTGTATTTATATATAAATTATTTAATTTAGAAAGGAAAAATATGTTAAATATAAAAAAGAAAAAAGAAATCTTAATAGAATATGGTTTTGAAGATGATTTAAATAATATAGATAATTATTTTGTTACAGAAGATAAACAATTATTTACTCCTTCAATAAAAAATGGGGTAGTAAATAAAACGGGTGAACAAGTTTACAATGAATGGTTAGAACTTCGAGATAATCCAATTGAACCAGAAACATCAATTGGTGAAATAAATACAAATAAGATTATAAGTTTAAAAGAAAATCAAAAAGAGCAAGACAATCTTTTAATAGATAATGCTTATAGAATAGCTATGTTAGAACTTAACACAAATAATATGCTATAAAGTTATAAAAATTTGGAGGGAAGAATATGTATAATATTTTAAAAAGAATGATTGAACAAAAAAATTATGAAACTAAAGAAGAGTTGCAAAACAAGTTAGATGTATTCTATGCATTAGATAGAATTAAAGAGAATGAATATACAGAATTAACAAACATGATAAATAAAGAAGAAGTACCAAAAGAACCTATTATCTAAAATACACAGGTTCTTTTTTTATATCAATTTTAGTAGGAGGTCATCATGGAAAAATTATTAACAGAATTAAGTAGTTTAGGAGCAATAGGAATCTTATGTGCTTTATTATTCAAAAATACTATGCAAGAGAAAAAAGAAGATAGAGACATGTATAAAAAGACAGTAGAAAACTTTATCGAACTATCTACACAACAACAGGAAATCAATAAAAATATACTTGTTGAAATGGGAGCAATGAAAACTGATGTGGAGGAAATAAAGGAAGATGTAACAGATATAAAGGTAATGCTACAGAAAGAAGGTGATAAATGATGAAAGTAGCAATAGTACCAGGGCATACTCTAACAGGAAAAGGAACTGGAGCAGTAGGTTATATAGATGAAGGAAAAGAAAATAGAATACTAACTGACTTAATAGTAAAATGGTTAAAACAGGGTGGAGCAACTGTATATACAGGTAAGATAGATAAATCCAATAATTACTTAGCAGAACAATGTCAAATAGCCAACAGACAAGATGTAGATTTAGCAGTACAAATTCATTTTAATGCAAATAGTACAACCTTAAATCCAATGGGTACAGAAACAATATATAAAACTAATAATGGTAAAACATATGCTGAGAGAGTTAATTCAAAATTATCAACTGTATTTAAAAATAGGGGTGCAAAAACAGATGTAAGAGGTCTTTACTGGCTTAGTCACACAAAAGCACCAGCAATATTAATTGAAACTTGTTTTGTAGATAGTAAGGCTGATACAGATTATTATATTAAATACAAAAATACAGTAGCGAGATTAATTGCAGAAGGCATATTAAATAAAAATATAAATAATGAGGATAAAATCATGTATAAATATACAATAGTTTACGATGGCGAAGTTGATAAGATAGCTGCGACTGTAATTGGTTGGGGATATAAAAAAGAAGAATGCTTAGTTTGTGATATAAAAGATTATAAACCCTCCAAAACCGAGAATCTATATGTTGTAGGAGGAGGAGCATGTAATAAGATAAGTTCCATAACGACAGAAAAATATACTATGATAAAGGGTAATGATAGATTTGACACCCTTTATAAAGCATTAGATTTTATAAACAAATAAACTGATTAGGAGGTAGCAACTAAAATAGTTACCACCTCCTTTTTTTAATCATTCTCAGCTTTTTCAATAGTTATTTTACCATCTTCTAGTGTAACTATAACTTTTCTTTCATCTTGAGATATACCCAATTCTTTAACCCAATTGATAGGTAAAGATAATCTAGTGGTAGTGTATCCATTTCCACTCTTATGAAAACTTATATTTAATTCTCTTTGCTCCAT